GATATAAAGATCGACGCTGGTGGTCTGCGTGGGGGCGGTGATGCCCGTGGCGCTGGCCACTACGATTTGTAACTGTTTGGACTTAGTAACGGCCGCGGAGAGAGTGGTCGGCGTCAGAATGGTCTGGCCGAAGGATGCGATGGCCGCGAAGGCGGCGAGCGCGGAGAGCGTCAGAAGTTTCTTCATTTTTCGTTTTTCCTAGGAAGGGCAGGCGGCCCGGATGTCCAGGCCGCATCCCTTAGTTATCTTACGCTCACGCTCCAACGATGCAGCAGGCACCGTTGTCCTGGTACAGGTTGCCGAATCCCAGCAAGCTGTCCATGCGGTTGATGTCCATGCTGCGCACCGGGTCCCATGCCTTGACCTTGCGCACGGCGATGCCCGTGTCGGGGTCTTGCGCCTGACCGGATTGCTCCACTGCCTTGGGCACATAGAGCTTGCCACCCACCAGCCCGAAGGCGAAGCGGGAGAGTGCGAGACCGACAGTGCCCACCTTGCCGTTGGGCGAGGTAGTGCCGGGCCACAGGGTGAGCGCCGCGCCGTTCACCGGCAATGCGTCCACGTTCTGGTACTGGCTGCCGGGGCCGTAGATGGCGGGCAGGATGTTGATGGTGTCCGCGTTCCCATCGAGCGTGTAGTTCTGCACGACGGTGAAGGTTTTCGCGGTGAGCGGGCCGGCGGTCCGGCGAGTCATCGGGTTGACCGCGTTCACGTTGGCGATGGAGAACTTGTCCCCAGCGTTCAGCGTGTCCAGGTTGGTCCCGGTGATGATGAGCGCGGTACCGGATTGGTTCGCGCCGGTCACTGTGACCGAGGCAGCCCAAGTGCCGGCGGTCTGGGCGTACAGCGAGTTCGATTCGAAGAAGGAGAAACCGGCCAGTTTGCCGATGGAGCCTTCTTTCCACATGCGCACGATTTCATCGTCCGGGTGGAACACGCTGGTGATGTTGCTACCCAGCGAGGCCATCATGGACGAACTGATCAGCGCGCAGCGCTTGCCGGGCGGGCAAGCCTGTTGCTTCATGATCTTCCGCGCACTGTAGTAGGTGCTGACGGAAGTCGGGTCGGTGCCCAGCACGCCAACGACATTGGAGGCGTTCTGGTAGGCGAAACTCGCGCAACGGCTGTCGATCTCTTGCGCCATGGCAGCGGCGCAGGGGTCCCAATAGTTCTCGCGCAATTCCTCTTCGGAGCGTTCCAGCTTGACGGCTTTCTCGTAGTCGTCCCATTCGAAACCGATCTGTAACCACTGATCGAGAGAGATCGTGGTGGACAGGCGTGCGATCCCTTGCGGATCGTATCCCATGCCGTCGGTCACGGTAGGACGCCACGGGAACTTGATGGTGACCGAAGAGCCCGGTGCGAACTCCTTGTTAAAGTCCTTTTCCCAGCTTCGATTGAAGTACTCGGCTGCTACCAGTTGGTTGAGCAACAGCCGTAGGATCTCCATAGAGACCCAGGAGGTGTTCAGAAATTGATTGGCCACGGATTACCCTCTGCGGCGTGCCAGATCGCGTGCATTGGCTGCACGGGAATAGGCCTTGAAATCGCCGCCGGTTGAGGCGCTCTCCACCGCGTCGAGAGGTGCGCTGGCATGGCCAGACACTTCACGGGGCGGGGCGGGCGCTTTGGATGCGGTTTTAGCGGGTTGGAAACGTCCGGATGTATCGCGGGCCGCGGTCTCTGTCTCTGTCGCAGTGTCGGGCTTTTCCGCGCCCTTGGCCAGCTCGTCTTGTACGAGTTGCTCCATGAGCACGATCTTGCGGACGGCTGCGCCGGGGTTCGCTTTGGCTAACGCTACGAATTCGCTTACGTCGGCCTTCGATCCCAGCGAGTAGAGCAGATCCACAATCACGGGAGACTGATCGATCAGCGCACTGACTACGCCAGGTACGCCGCTGTCGGCCGAGAATATTCCCTTGGCCGTGGCGACGATGGTGTCGCCGGCAGTTTCGCCGTAGCGCTTGTTGGCGTCCGCGACTTTGGCTGTCAGCTCGCGCTCTTGCACTTGCTGCGCTTGCTGAGTTTGGAAGTCGGATACCGCCTTGCGCGCCTGGTACGCGGAATTCTCTTCGTGATACTTCTCAATGGCCGCCTCACGTGCTTCCCATGTTCCGGTCCATTGGGCGAAATTTGGCTTCACCGGAGGTTTCAGCGGATCGGGCTGCGTGCTGGGGGCTGGCGCGGCGGATGGGGCCGGTTTGACATCTTTGTCGCCTGCTGGTTCACGTGCGGCTTGCGCGGCTTCGCGCTTGTAGGTTTTGAGTTCGGACGGAGAGAGTCCCGCGCGTTTGAGATCGGCCAGGACTTCCTGGAGTCTGGTTTCCGCGGTGGAACGTTTCGGTTCCTGCTTATGGGTACCCGCTTCCGGGGCGGGGGCAGTGTTGTCGGCCGGCTCGTCGCCGGACGCGGAGGCAGATGACGGGTCTGTGGTTTTCGTCGGTGCGGCACCCTTGAACCGCCATGCGGCATAAGCCGCGGGGTCCTGGGGTGCAACGCTGGTAAGGGGTGTTTCGGCGGGTGTCGATTCCGCGACTGCTACGACGGGTTCTGGCATAAATTCGGTGGCCGGATAACGCTCTCGGCTAGGCGGGTGAAACTAAGCTTGTGGGGGCTGCTGCTGCGCGGCCTGCTGCGCCTGCGCCGCCTGCTGGGCGGTAGCGTCCTGCGCGGAGGCCTGCTGGTCGGTGGCATGCGCCTGCGCGCCCTGCTGCAGGACTGCGCTGTGTGCTTGATCGGAACCCTGGAGGCCTGCGGCGTGCGCCTGCGCCTGCTGCTGTAGCGATTGCGCGTTGGCGTGATCCTGAGCCTGTGTCGCGACTTCGTGGCCGGTATCCAGATACTTATGTGCCAGGTCGCTCACAAACTCCATGCGCTCGGAAAGGTTTTGAGCCTGCGTGTTGATCTCGGCGATGGCGAGGGCGTTCTCTTCGCGCATCTTTTCGAGTTGCATCTTGTATTCGTTATCGACGACGTGCCCAGCCTTCTCCAGTTGGAGCTTTTGCAGCTCGCCCTGCATAGCCTGGAGGAGTTGACCTTGCTGGGCCATTTGCTGTTGAGCTTGGGCCATCTGCTGTTGCCCCTGATTTGCATCGGGCGGGGGAGAGATGATCGAGGCCATCTCATCGCCCTTCGGCCCCAGTTCTTTCATCTGGATGGCGAGAGCGAGCAGCTTGGCTGCCTGCGGCGGTGCCACTGGCAACGTCTGGAGATTTTGTATTAGGAGGTCGAGAAAGTCGCTGGCGGCCTGCTGTTGCGTTTGCACCGATGGCCCAGTCGAGACGGCCACATCATGGTCGGCGTCTTCGTCGATGGGATAGTGCCGCATCTCACCCGACTGCTGGTCCAGGTACGGCTCGGCGGTGTTGAGCCGGACAATATCGTGTGAGTCGTCGGGCTTGCGCAGCGCTTCGGTGCGCTCGGTATCGCCGCCGTAGGTTGAGGCCACCCACGAATCAATGACGCGCCCGCCATAAGCCACCGCGCGGTCGTAGCCGTCCACAAAGTGAAACGAGCCGATCTCTTGCTGCTGTTTGACTTCCTGCAACGCCACGCCCGATTTTTGGTTGTCGCGCTGTGCAGCCGTCGGCAACGGGCTGATGCCCATGGCCGCCTGAATCGCGCGCCTGCACGAGTCCTTGGCGACTTCATAGGCGGCGAAGTTGGGGGTGAAGTTTTCGCGGGTCGGCAGAGGCAGGACGCCGCCCGTTGCGCCGTCGATCACCACATCCGCCTGGAGATAGGCGTGCGGGATCTTGGTGCAACTGTCCCAGGCTTCCTTGTCGGTCTCGAACTGGCCGACGTAGCCCTTGTAGGGCGCCTTCGGCGTGAGCCCGGCCTCCTCCATCTCTTGCGAGTTGAGATAGGCCAGAGACATCTGGGGATCGCGCGCCAGGCGCGGCAGCGAGAACAGAATGCGCTTAGCAATGCCGCCGTCGTCCACCCAGCGTTCGAGGCCGATCATGGGAATGACCGGGATGTGAGTGCCCGGCTGCGGGTTGCGTTCCAGAATTTCCACGCCGTTGGTGAT